CGCTTTTGCGGTTTCAAGATTATTTCTAAGATCGGCAACTTGATCTTCATAACTGCGTACGGCACGGCGGATAGCTTCGCGGCTTACGGTTAATTTAAAACCGTTTTGTTTAAGATAATTGTTAACCTCTTCAGTAACATAGACGATTGTTTTCTTACCGCCGTCCCATTTTTCGGCGATAAGTTCTTTTAAGCCGAACTGATCCGCTTTGCTTTTCTGTCCCATGGTCAGCCTCGCTGTATGAGTATGCCGGGATCAGGTTCTATATTGCCGTCAATGAGGTTTAAGCCTTTTGGTGTCAGCTTGTACCAGCGAATACTCTCCTGTTTTAAAAATGGATGAGGCTGTTCTTTCATGATGCAATATGCGGCGTCAGTAAGGTACTCAAGAGACGCAACAATATCATCAATATTGTGGTACGCATAGAGAGCGCTTTTTAATGTTTTCTGATCTATTCCGTCAGGATAAACCGTTCGTAATAAATCAAGTAATTTTCCGCGCAAAACATTGTCTTTTGTTGTCACTTTTTCCCTCCGCTTAGTAATTGAAATATATTTTGAGTAAGCGAGGAAAAACAATTTGTAATTTGATCGGATACCCTGTTAATCTCGCTCCTCCAGCCCTGCAATTCACGAAAAAAGAATTCTTTATCTACGTAATCCTTTTCAACAGCCGTAAGCCGTTCACCAAAACTGTTTAAGGAATGGGAGACATCTTCTCGCATTTTAGTGATATCATTATGGAGCTTCGACATTCGATGTTTCTCATCTTCAGAATTTTTTTTAATTTCTCTAATAAGAAAAGACACAACAAATATAAGCAGAACTGTAACCGCCGCGGGGCCCCATCTTTGCAAAACAATAAAAAATACTGATTCCATCACTTACCTCAATTCAAAATCAAAACCAGAATCGCAGAGCCTGCGGAAATCACCGAGGTCACTCCTAGCACCAGAGAGATCGTTTTCCATCTTTTCAACTTCGCCTGCAATGTCCCGTAATCGCTGCGCAATCCGGCGTAGGTCTCCTGCATCCTGTCCAAGGTAAACCGTAATTCTTCCGAGTCCGTCATGGACGCTTCCAAGTCTTCTGTCAATTGATTCAAGTAATTCTGATGAGCGTCCCATCTGTCTGCCATATTCGATATCTCGTCCGCTATGTCCAGTATCTCCCGGCTTGCTGCAGAAGGTTCCAAAGAAGTATGCTCCAACGCACATAACGGCAAAACATAAGACAAACAAAATAACACCAACATGATTAAACTGAAAAACTTTTTCCCCCACATTAAACCTCCTCCGGTTTTTTAAAAAAGTGTCCCCACTTTGTATTTTGCGATCCGCAGTCCTTAAACCAGTCGATAAACTGATTCCATGAAAGATGAATGTCATTGCCCGAGCCTTGCCAATTATTAAGCGTATTGCCGTAAGGGTCGTCAATGATTACAGATTTTGGACAATAAGAGCCTTCCTCCCATTCCGCGCCAACAAGCACAACAATATGTCCAAGAGGGCTGGACATTTTTTTTGGATAGCCGGGGAATGTTCCGGATAAAACAACCGGCCTTCCGTCTTTTAACTGATCAAAAAGAAATTGGATTGGCCGTGTAGTAGAAAAGGATGTAATGTTTTTCCCCATCCACTGATTGACAGCCTGGGACAGCTCGAAGTGCATGTAAGGACGCAGTTTTCGTTCGGTCATAAAAAGGTGTAAATTATCTTCCGGCTGCTTGTATTTTCCGGACGGAAAATTAAACCCGAGATAATCTAAAGCCATAACCATAGATGTTACATTACACGTATTAAGAGGATCCCTCTCGTTATTGCGCTGTGAAAAGTTTAATTTACCTTTCGAAATGTTGATTACCAATTTTTTCCCCTCCATCCGGTTTTATACCGCCCATAAGTTTTCCAATCAGGTTTGGCAGCCCTTTAACTATTGCATTTCTTGCCAATGTAGATACCGCAAGTATTAAAAGCCATAAGATTATAATAGTTGTCACTACTGCCGGAACCAAAGGACTCATAATAATTGAAATTACAAGAGATACAAATAAAACAACCCATTTTACCTTCTTTTTATCCGATACCCAGCATCTAAGAAAATCAACAAGACCGATCACGGCAACGGAGCCGATAATTACAATCAGCCATATTACATCGGGGGCGCTCGTAAGGTATTCAGATAAATCATTCATTACGTTTAAAATATCAGGGTTTTATTTTATAAACTCTAAAAGGGACACTTAGAGTTTAGGAACTAAATAATTCCATTTGCGTTACAGGTTTGAGTTTTGAGAACAAAATTTTATCAGGTCGCTGCGGGCTATGCATCGATTGCCTTCGTCGTCTTTCCATGAAGGAAGTTTTCCCGCCCGTATCAGGCGAAGAACAGTTCTGGAGGAAAGAGAAAAGGCTTCCGCTGTCTCCCGGATAGATAAAATGGCTGGTAACTTCTTTAATTTTTCTGCCAGGGTTTCGCTTAGCATACTCATTCACCGCATCTGCCGATAGTCGCCAAGTTTTGTTTTCGCCTGTACCGCGACCGCTGATCCTGACCGCTTCTATCTCTCCCATCGCCAGCAGATAATACACCCGATGGAGCTCCATTTGCAGGGTTAGAGCCGCCTGCTTTGCAGATATGAACATGCAGTTCCTCCTTTGTATCGGGATTAAACCCGGCTTTCCAGCAGATATCGCGTAGCGCCAGTATAACGGCGGATGCGGAACGCTTGGGTAAAAAAGAAATATCATCGACCTTGCCTATGCGTTTTATTATCCTGCGAAGGCTTTTTTCGTCCTTGTACCGGCTGGCAAGCACCCACAGTCCTTTGATGTAATACTCCTGCGGTTTGGTAATCATTCCTGGGGCACCTGAAACGGTGTTCAGGCGCTTGCCGATCCAGCTTGTAGACCTGAAGCCTAGCTGTTCAAACGCGCTCATAACGGCGTTGAATTGCGCGTCGGTTTTGATATCTTTAGAACTTGTAAGCCCTGCCCCGGAAAGAATTGCGCGGTATGCGTCATCATCAAGGCCGAGCTGCTTCTTTGCTACATGGATGATTGAATATTTATTGCGTGTATTTTTTTCCGTCATTTAGACCCCCATGTGTAAAAACGCCCCGGACAGGACGTCCAGCTCTGTCCGGGATAAAAAGTTACGCGCTCTGCTTCAATTGCTCCTGATTAACCTGTTCGCGCTTTGTTTCGACAAAGAAATCTTCTTTCTGCTTCCTTGCGGCGCCCACCATCGCGAGCTTGTCGTCGTCAAGAGAAAGCATCGCTTCCTTGTCTGGTTCGATCTTCGTGCGGACATAATCGTCTAGCCCGTGCTTTTGAAGCAGATCCGCAGTCTCTTTTGATACGCTGATTGAGTCAGGGGCTTTGCGGAAGCCGAAAATCCCGAACGCGCGGACGAGGCTCTTCTTTTCTTTGAAAAACTCGCCGCGGAAGTACCTCGCAAAGGCTTCCATTGCCTTTACGCAGCTTTTGTATCTGTCGCGTAACGGCTTGCCTTCCTTCGCCGCGGTTTCCTTGAGCCGCGCGATTTCCTCATTGGATTCGTTATCAATTGCCTCGATTCTCGATTCCAGATCGCACATTTCTTTGAGAATGAAATCAGCTTCCTCAAGCGATTTGATCGTCATCTCGTTACTCTTTGTTCTTGCCATAAAATCCTCCTTGCTAAAAAATAATTTTTATCAGGGCACCGCCCATAATTACACCAAATAAAACTGCTGAACACCAAAACAAAAGGGATATAATATTAGGTTTTTTCATATTCGCACCGCCTCTGCCACATCTTTGACTGCTAGAGCGGGGCTGTCGCCCTCTATGAATACAGAGTTACCAAATTTCATGCCGCTTCCCCTTCGCCGCCAGACGTTTTACCGGCAGGAACAATCACCAGCACTTCGCGCAAAATCTGGCGGAGTTTCTTTGCCCCTGATACGATCTGCTGAAAACGTGATACGGCGTTTTTGTCGGAAAACATTCCTTCAGATGCCGTGTTTTCAATCTCTTGAATTCTCTCTTCGATTTTCGCGTAACCGTCTTTTGATAATTCGGTTCTGTGTGTTGCACCCGTCATCAATGTACCTCCTTCTGTTCCAAGGCGACGAGATAATCTTCTATCGCCGACTGTGTTTTTTGCGACATGATTATATATGCGTCCCGCAAGACCGGCTCCTGCGGAACATCTTCGCCGAAACGGGCGAAGCTTTTGCTTGTAAGACTGCCTTCTTTTGTGCGCTTAACGACAATGATTTCCGACAGCAGATCCCCTACAGTGCGGTAATTTTGCAAACAAAGGTTTCCGGTTGCGGGAAGTTCAAACAGCTCGTCATATCCAAGCTGCAGCCGCCCCGGATCGCCGCCAAGGTCTACGCGATTATAGCCTTCCTCTCCTGCAGGCGGCGGAGGAGCGATGAGTTTGAGCGCGTCACGCAGGGCAAGGCTTTTGAGAACGTCGGGATTATTTTCAAAGTGCTTGAAGATTTTCAAAGCGATACCGATGCGGCGTTCAGGGAAGTCCGTCGCATCGGATATAGCTTTATCCGACATCCGCACTTTGTTACAAGGCCATCTTTTTATAATGTCAGACAAAATATTTCCGGCATCATAATACGAGCGAGCTGTTTTTGCGAGCAATTTTCTTGCCTCCTTTTCGTGCTCCGTTATCTCCAATGATATCGCGGCAAGTTTGTTTTTCTCTCTTACCCCCACATTAATATTTGGAGCTATTTTATTGCTCATGCCGTCAATCCTCCTCTGCGCATGATGAGAGATGCCGCCGATTCAACGATATCGATGTCAGGCTCTGTAACATTATTTAATGCCATCGTTTGCTGCATGCGCTCAATGATTTTTACATACTGCCGAATGTCGCTCTTTGATACGTTGTAAATTGCGTCAACAATCTTTTTTGATACTTTTTGCCATACGGATTCCGCAATAAGCGCGGCATCGCTTTTTGTGAGTCCTGACAAGTGGAGATACACGCCTATTCGGCTTTCCAATTGACGGTGATCATTGCGCAGATTTAATATCTGATGTTTTAAACGGGGAAGCCCGATCATAACAAGTCCCGTCTGTCCAAGGTCGTAAACCAGACGGCGCACAAACTCAAGCGCGTCAGGACGTAAATAATCGGCTTCATCGAGAATGACAACCATGTCACGTTCGCATAAAATATCCGAGACATTTTTCACCAGCGTGTTGTAAGCCACTCTCATGAAGTTAATCGATAACTGCTGCGCTATTTCCGCGACGAGCATTTTGCGGTTCATTCCGGT